TAAGTATTCATCACGAGTAACATCATCACCTAATAAATCTCTAAGGAAAGTTTCACTTACACTAAAACCTGCACCATATACTGCACCTTGTTTTATACCTTTTAATCCTTTTCCTGATGCACCAAAAGGTACAATTTGAAGAAGACCAGCAGCTATAGCTTCTGCTTGACTAATATTTTTAACACCTCTAGCTTTCTGTGCTGCGATATTTGCATAGTAACCAACAGTAAATTGACCAGCACCATAAGCTGCAATACCATAAGGACCAGCTTTTAATAAAGGAGAAAGTAATACGTCAGCAGACGTACCAACACCTATTTCTATACCTAAACCTTTCGCTAGTCCTGTTAAATCTTGTTGTGGTTTTTCTTCTGTAAAATCATTGAAGATACTACTACTGATGTCAAAATCTTGTGAAGCAAAATCAAAAGTTTCTTCATCAAATAAAGTATTATTTATATAATTATCAAAATTAGATTGAGGTTTGTCGTCATCAGTTTTTAAAACATTAGTAAATGGCGAATCAATTTCTGTTGTTATTGGTTCAGCAATTTCATTATCTAAGAGACTATCAATAACATTTGAAGTGTCATCATTAACAGTTATTGGTTGTTGAATTGTATTTTCTTCTTCTTCTTTTTTTAGAAGGTTCTTAATAACATTTGAGTCTGTCATGTTAATCAGTTAAAAAATCTTTGTAAGAGTTATCTGTGTATGCACCCCAAGCACCTAATCCTTGTTCATCATATAGTCGTTTGGCTGATATTACATTAATAATAGGATCGTATAATTCTTCTATTGATTGAATATCAAATAATTTTAACAGTCTGTCTTTATCATCCTTCATATTGATTTGTCCAATACCAATAGAAAATTCATTTTCTTTTTGTGGATCTGTACCAGATTTAACTGTATCAATTAAAGGATCACCTGCTGATTCTGCCATAAATACAGCAGACATAATTCTTGCAATCTCTGGTTTAAATCCTACAGCTAATAACATTTCTCTTATTTTAGGTTGAGGTATTGTTTTTGTTTTATCTGTATCTTTTAATATTACGTTCAACGCTTCCGTTTGGTCACGTTTAACTAAAGGACTATTGGGTAATGTAACTATTGGCATAATTAACTCTTGCCCTATGTTTATCATATCTGCGTTAGTTAAGTTATTTGCTTTCATAATAGCTTCTACTGTTGTGCTAAATTGATCTGCTAACTCACTTAAAGTATCTCCTTGTTCAACTTCAACTGTAGTAGGTGACTCTTCTTCACTAACATCACTAAAAGCACTAGCTTCTAAATCATCACTTAGTAATTTTTCGTTTGTTGTTTCTGTTTTATTATCTTCATAAGTTGCATTATAAAAATTAATATTAAAATTTTCAAACGATTTTATGTTTAAGTTTTGTCGTAACGATTCACCAGCAGGTGTAACTGAACCATTGATAGATACAACTGTAGTATTTGGTCCTACTTGTAATTCATTAGTATTTACTTCACTAAATAATTTTGTATTTGTATCGTAGGTTAAAACTTTTTGTTCTTGTATATTTACTGTGTTGTCATTATTTTCACCATCACCATCTTCTGTCACTTCTTCAAATTTTAGTTCTTTTGATAAATCTAAAGCATCATCATAAAACTCATAGTCACCAAACTTATTTGGATTTTTTAGTTTTCTTAATTGACCTAAATACCAATTTCTAACTGTTGTTCTTTGACCCTCTTTATCTATTTGAACATCAATTCCTCCATGTTGTTTTACTAATTTTTTTAATTCTGCATTTAAATCTTCCATTCTATCTACATCATCAGCATCGTCATAACTAACTACACCTGATGATAAGTTTATTTTTCCAATAGTTTTTTGACCATATTTTATTAATGCTTTCATCTCTGGAAATCTTTGCTCAAAACTTTTGCCATCTGTTTCACCTAAATATTGTTTTAATTTAGTATATTTGTCTCTATCTGCTTTAGAAGCATTTGGTCCTAAAGCTTGCATGACATCTGTTACTTGTATTAAAGCTTGACTTTGAGTTACTATCCCACCATCATATGCTGTTTCTAATTCAAAGAAAAAATCATCAACACTAAAATTTCTAAGATCATATTGTTTATATAAAAATTCAATTTGTTCTGGGTATTTTTCTGCTAGGGCATCTAAAGTATTGCCTATATTTTTAAAATAACTTAAGGTTTCCTTGCCATCTTTAAATTGAGTGCGAGAAAAATCTAGGTTATTTAAAGTATTACTTATAGTTTCTTGTTCTTGTTGTTTGTCAAAAGCATTTTGATTTTTTATAACTTCTGCTTTTTTCTTATTTACTTCACTTAATAGTGTTTCAATTTGGTCTTCTCCATCTTGTATATAAAACGCACCTAAAGGTTGTTGTACTACATCTCCATTTTTTAATATTGTTTTTGGTCCTACTTTTAGATTACTTATCCAAGAAATATAATCATCTATTTCTTCTTTAGCAACATCCATATCAAGATTATTACGTTCATAGTAGTCAAGTATTTTTAATACATTTGTTTTTATAACCCCTATCATTTTTGAAGGAGACACACTTGCAGCAAGACCTCTATTGACCATAGAATCTACGTTCTCTTGCAATTCATCAAGAGCTAAAACTTCTGCTTGTGAAAGACCATTATTATTAATTCTGTCTTGTTCTGTATAGTTATCATCTATTAAATCTAATTCTATATTGTCGTTGTAATTGTCTATGCTAAACCAAGAATTTAATACTGAACTATTAAATAATAAACTAGCTTGTTTTATTTTTGACTCTGCTAATTTTGTTTCTTGATCGCTAAATACTTTTTGTAACGCAAGATTTTGTTTAGGTAATATATGTTCTTTTATCAAGCTAGATCTAATACCTCTAGTGTTAGCTAACTGTGTACTTTGAAACTCAGTTATTGCTTTATCAAAAGCTTCAGAGTTTACATCAAATTGTGATAAAGGCTGCTGTATGGTTGTACCATTTGGCAAGTCAACATCTACAACATATTCATTAAAAAATGTTTTAGTCTTTGCTTCTTGTCCATTAGCTATATTGATTGCTAATTGTTTTTCTATTCCATATTGCATAAATCTATTTGTACCAAGAAAATGTCTCAAGGTTTTTTTATCACCTTTTTCTTCTATCTCTTTTCTTATTTCTATAAGCTCTTTAGGTGATGCACCTGCTACTTGTAATTGTCCTTCTTCTATTTTTCTATTTGCATTTTCTTTTGCCTTTAATTGTATAAAATTTTGTAGTGTAGGATTTATGTCTGCTAAAGTTTCAGCCAAATCCATCATGCTGCTTTTTTGAACAACACTAACTGGTGCGACAAAAGTATCTACTGGTCTTCTAAAACTTTGCCCTGCTGTACTTTGAAAACTTGACGACATAATTTAACCAGTTGAAGGTAGTGAAGCGTAGGTGCTAAGACCACTAGCAGCAGCATTTAATAAGACTGATCCTAATGAAGGTATTTGATTATAAGCTTGTATAGTATTACTTCTATATCTATTTCTAATACCTTGATATTCTGATTCAGTTCCTTTTACATCAAATAAATATTGTCTGTCCATAGAATCAATACTTTGTCTTATCTTTTCATTATAGTTTGCACCTTGTCTTACTTGATCCATTACTAATAAATTTGCGGTATTACCAATTTGTCCTGATGCTAATAAAGATTTTGTTGCTCTTAATGTATCAATAGTTTTAGCAAAACGATCTTGTCTAGCACTTACAGTTTGTTCTTGCTTACCTTCAGCTAAAGCTAATTGTTTATTTCTTTTAGAGTCTTCTGCTGATTTAACTCCTTGCTTTTCTATTTCAAATGTATCTGCTGCTGCTTTACTTGCAGCACCACGCATAGCAAGTCCTTGGAATAAAGATACACCAACAGAAGCAGCAACAGTACACATTTAGGCAATCCTCAGAAATTCATAGAATGGTTTTTCATGTTGTCCATATTTTTCGTGATACTTTATAAAAACAAAACCAAGTGCTTCTAACCACTTTATAGCAGAATCGTTCTCTGCATATACAAAATTATATAGGACTTTATAAGATTTCAACAAACTATCTACCCATTCCCGACCTTTTCTTATAAGTTGTATTTTATATTTTTTATTAGAAAACAATTCATCTGTACATATCATCCATATACAACCATCTTTCACTACTCCACATAATCCCATAGGTTGATTTGTGTCACCAGCTATTGTTAAAACTCTTTCACCAAATAAATAAGATAAACGTAAAGCGTCTTCTGGGTCTTTTCCTGTTTGATATTTAGCTTCTAACCTATCCATTTCTCTCATGTTTTGACACACATAATTTAGATCTGATAGTTTTGATTTCCTTAAATATCCCATTACATTCTTCTACTCCTCATGTGGAATACACCTTCATATTCTGCACTAGCTAATAAGGTAGGTAAGAATGTATTGTTCTTTACATCTATACTTACTCTGTCTGATTTACTCATAATAGGAACTTTAAACGTACCTGTATCTAAATTAATCTGACCAAGAGAAGCAGAAGCAGCACCAAGCAAACGACCAGTAAATTTATGTAGAGATGTGTCTCTATTCTCAGGTGTTACTTCTACTTGGAAGAAACCAGAATCTTCATACTTGATATAAAAATGATGTATTTGTAATCGACCACTTATAAGTTCAGTAGCACCTCCACCACCTTGAGTTAGTCTTTGTTGACTAAACCTATAGTGCATTTCATAAGGTTCACCAATAATAAATTTACTATTTCTAAAGTCTCCTGTTGCTGTAATGGTAGAAGTAGAGCCATTAGTTGCGTTACTTGTTGTAATTACTTGCCCTGATACAAGAGTTTTTGTATTGCCTTGAGCATCTACAAATGTACTTGTTTCTCCATTTGCCAGATACCTACCAACAATATTCATATTGGCTCTTAGTCTATAAGGAACTGTAAAAGTAGATACACCGCTAGTAGAGTTGTAAGCAATAGATACACCGCTAGTTGCTTCAGTTAATTTATGATCTAGATGATATTCAAAGTCTGCATTAGGTTCTCTAAAGTTTGTCTCAAATGGTATCTTTTCTAAGGTTACACCATTAGCTTCTTCTATAACCATTATTAAATCAGTACCAATAAAATCAACATTTAAAATAGACCTATTACTGTTTAATGTATATGTAAACCAAGCATTTAAAGCTTTACTAAATCCATCTCCATATAACCATCTGTTTACATATAATTTGTTTGGATTCTCTGTACCAAGCAAAACAAGAATGTCTTGGTTGTTTGATACTGCCATTTTAAAAATGCCACTTGGTATCAGTCTTGGTACATGAATAGTTGTGTTTGCTGCATCTTGGATCTGTTGATTACCTGCAATAATATATTCTCTTATACCAGCAAAAGATCCTTTCTTCGTTAAGAAATAAATAGAAGAACCAGAACCTACAGGTTGTGCTGCTGCGTTACTTTCAAACTCAGTTTGTACAAGTACGTTAGCTGTTGAAGGTGTAAGGTTGTCCGCTGAACTTGATAATACAAATTGCGTTTGTTCAGAAAATAATATAAGTTTTTCTCCCATAGTTACTGCGTGTTTTAAGATCGCAACTTTAGTATGAGAAGCAGCTACATCTATGGGTTCAGTATCTAAAACTGATATGACTGTTTCAGAAAAGAAGTTAAAGAACTCTGATACTGTCGAAAGTATTACATTATCTGCTGCTAAAAATCCAAGTCTATTTCTAAAAAAGAATACGTTATTAATTTTATTACCAATAAAAGAAGGGTTAGGTGAAGAAACTAAATCACCAACAACACGTTCACCCCATTTAGGTAATGTAAAAGTAGTACCAGATAATGTATAAGTATCACCATCTACTTTTGCAAATCTAAAATTACCATCTGCCTGTCGTATTAAAACGTGTGGCATGGTTGCATAGTCAAATTTAAAAGGTATGCCAGCTTCTACTGTTTCTTGCCATTGCCCTTCTTCTAAAGCATTACCATTATTAGTTGTAAATTTAACGTAGTAGTTATCAAAATTTGTACCTTCATCACCTGTAATCTCTACTACATATCCATTAGGTGACACATTTGGTAGATCAGTAAATTGCTGTACTGAATTTTTTATTACTGTCATCTTGGTATTACCTTGAGTATCAGTACCATCTATAGAAAAATCACTACCATCAGTTTTCTTTATATGAATTACAGGACCATTCCTAGCAATCGTAAAACCTGTAAGACCAGAATTTAATCCAGCAGCAAGATCAGAAGCTACAGTATCAGTTGAAAGAGGATCATTACCATCTGTATTATCGGTAACTGTCACTCCGTCTACAGTCACAGAGTAAGTTGTTTTAGCTGTTGCCTGAGTTATAAAGACTATCGCTTGAGTTATATTACTAGCACTATTTGATAAAGCAGAATCCATTGCTGTTGTAATACTGGTATTAACAACAAAAGTAAAGTCAGCAATAGTTACTGTCTTCATCACACTTCTAGGATCTGATGTATTTAGGTAAGCAGTACCATCAGGTTTTGTTACTGTTTTTTCTGTGCCATCTAACTCATAAACTTTGACATTACCATTACTAAATATCGCTACATACTGTTCACCAGCATCTCTATTTATAGTTTGTATATGAACATTACCAAGAGTAGAACTACCAACTGTAGCTAAAAACTGAGATCCAGACCTTTTCGTAAGACCAAGAACAGGGTTGCTATCAGCATTGTCTTGTATATCAGAATGATCTGCTTGTTTCAAAGCATCAGAAGACTGCGATATACCTCTTAATAATGTAGGTATAGATCTTGAAATAACACTCATAGTTATCTAATTAAAGCACTAGAAGGATTGTAAGTATCAAAAATACTGGTAAGAGAAGGATCTCCTCGTAGCATATTGTGATCTCCATTTGCTAAATCTGTTTCCATTAAAATTGATCTAGCTCTTACTTCATCTTCTTGTGTATAAGTTCTTAATCCTTGGTCACTTACAAGTCTATCAACAAATATTCTTGCAGCTTTAATATTCATATAGTATCTAGCTGGTTCTGGTATCTCACTAAAATCTCTAAAATAAACAACAGTACAAATCAAGTCTTCTTCAAATTCAAACTTATTATTTTGTCTGTCATATAATTTCAAACCACGTTGTATAGGATCTATGGTCGGGTGTTGATGTATATTTGCATCTACTCTTAAAACATTTATTGGTAAATTAATTTGATTAGATATGTCTCTTGTAAGAGTTACATCTATTTCAGTATTAAAAGACCACCCTTCTGATTGCACACTTTTGTTTACTTCAGTAAGAGTTGATTGAGCAATACGAGCATCAACAGGAAGAGTACCGAGAAGACTGTTTATAGGTGCTTCTCCTATAGCAGCCAACATAATGTTAATACATTCAAGTTCTGTGGTTTCAGCTACAGTCATTAGTTACCACCTTGTTGAATAAGTTTATTTCTAATCTTAGCTGTTTCTTTAGTAAACTTATATTTTTCAGCAAGCGTAGTTTTTCCTGTGTCTGTCATTTGTTTATTGTAGGCATCAAGATAAGCTTGACCTTCTAATCCAAGAATACCTTTTTTCTTTTTATTCTTGCCAAACATAATTAGTACCCTTTCTTTTTAATTTTAAGTGAGTCTCTCCCACCTTTCTTTTTTTTCTTCTTTGATGAATACATAGCTATAAAAAAAGGGTATCTAATAATAAGATACCCTATAAATTGAAATTAAGAAGCAGATAGCTTAATAGTAGCTGCACATTCTGGTCTTAGGATTCCATGACCAAGAGCAT